GGATAAGAAGATATACTTTGTTCCCAGAGCGTTTGAAACAAGCGTATCGGTATTGATTACTGATGAGGAGACAAATACTTCTACCACCGAGTCTCTTACGGCTACGCAGGAGGCGAATTACCTACACATAACACCTTCTTACACCTTTGTTGAGGGTAGATACTACACGATTAAAATAAGTGGCTCTAACGGGATATATAGAGGTAAGGTATATTGCACCAACCAAACGGATTTAGAGAAGTTCAGCATAAATAGCGGTGAGTTCACTTACTACGAAGACACCGACAATGATAATCAATACATATACCGATGAGTAATATCCGCATCGTAAATCTTGCATCGCATACTACACCCCAAGTTGTTGAAGACAACCGTAAGGAGTGGGTAGCCTATGGTGCAGATAACAACTACTTTCAGTACCTCATTGACAGGTACAATGGTAGTGCTACCAACAATGCCATTATCAATGGTATGACCGAACTTATCTACGGAAAGGGTCTACACGCTACAGATGCAAGTAGAAAGCCTGATGAGTTTGCAATGATGAAGAGTCTCTTCTCTCGCACTTGTATGCGTAAGGTCACCTTTGATTTAAAGGCGATGGGTCAAGCAGCCTTCCAAGTTATCTACAATAAGCAGAAGACTAAAATCGTTCAAGTAGAGCATATGCCTATTGAGACTCTCCGTATGGAGAAGATGAACGATGATGGTGAAGTAGAAGGATACTACTACTCTAAAGATTGGACAAAGATTCGTAAGAAAGGCTTTGAACCTGTACGCATCCCTGCCTTTGGATATGGAGATAAGAGTGAGGGTCTTGAGATTTATTGCATCAAGCCTTATCGTAGTGGATTTTACTACTACTCTCCTGTAGACTATCAAGGGGGTCTTCCTTATGCCGAGTTGGAGGAAGAGGTAGCCAACTACCACATCAACAACATTAAGAACGGCTTGTCACCAAGTATGTTGATTAACTTCAACAATGGTGTACCAACTGAAGAGGAGCGTGAACTGATTGAGCGTAGAATCATTCAAAAGTTTAGTGGTTCAAGCAACTCTGGTAAGTTCATCTTGGCGTTTAACGACAACAAGGAGATGGCTGCAAGTATTGAGCCTGTTCAGTTGAGTGATGCAAGTGAGCAATACCAATTCTTGGCGGATGAGAGTATGCGTAAGTTGATGGTAGCCCATAGAGTTACCTCACCGATGCTGATGGGCATCAAGGACAATACAGGCTTGGGTAATAATGCTGATGAGTTGAAGACTGCGAGTCTTCTATTTCACAACACGGTTGTACGCCCTATCCAAGAGATGATTCTTGATGCTATTGATGATATTATGGCAGTAAACGGAGCATCACTAAATGTCTACTTCAAGACCCTACAACCATTAGAGTTACAAGCAGACATTGAAGAAGATGTAAAGGAGGAACTCTCAAGTGCTGATAGCCGCCCTTTTCTTGATGACAAGTTAGCCCACGAGATGTTAGATGCATTGGCTGACTTGGGGGAGGATGAACCTTCCGATGAGTGGGAACTCGTTGATGCAGAAATCGTAGGAGAGGATGAGCCAGAGGACTTTGATGTAGAGGGATACCTCAACGGATTGGTAAACCTTTCGGCTACACAGGATAGCACACAAGACACCGAAATGTACAAAGTGAGGTATAAGTATGTAAAGGGTACTAAAAAGACTGCTAAAGGCAGTTCAAGACCCTTCTGCAAGACAATGCTATCACAAGGCAAGTTGTACCGCAAGGAAGACATCGGTATGATGAGTGCAAGAGGTGTAAACAAGAGCTTCGGACACAAGGGTAGAAACTATTCTTTGTTTAAGTACAAGGGAGGAGTAAACTGCTACCATAGATGGGAGCGTAGAGTGTACAAGAAGAAGTTAAATAAGAATGGAGAACCTTACGGAGGCGATGCCTTGAGAGGTACAAGATATGTGAATGTAAACCAAGCGGTACGAGAAGGATTTAAACTACCTAAAAACCCTCAAGAGGTTGCGGTAGCCCCTATTGATATGCCGAGACAAGGTCATCACCCTAATTACGGAAAATAATGGCAAAGGTATTATTTATAAAAAGAGATGATTTAGTACGCAATAGCGTAATCTCTGGAAATGTAGATAGCGATAAGTTCTTGCAGTTTATAGAGATTGCTCAAGAGATTCACATCCAAAACTATCTTGGCACAAAGTTGTACGACAAGTTGCGTAATGATATCATTGCGGATACTTTGCCTGTGAACTACGCTAACCTATTGGATGAGTATGTTCAACCGATGTTGATTCATTGGGCTATGGTAGAATACTTACCTCATTCTGCTTACACGATAGGTAATGGAGGTGCTTACAAGCACACGGCAGAGAACAGTATTGCTATGGAGAAGAGTGAGGTAGACTTCTTAACTAATAAGCATAGAGACATTGCTGAACACTACACTCGTAGGTTTATTGATTATATGTCTTTCAACAATGCAAACTTTCCTGAATATAATGCAAGTACAGATGAAGATATGTACCCAGACAAAGATGCCCTCTTCCAAGGGTGGGTTATGTAAGAAACGCTACGAACCAAAGGCGGTTAACTTAAAGAGGCTTGAGAAGCTCGTGAAAAAATTAGAGAAGAATGGCAAATAATTGGGGAAAGATATATGAGTCTACTGCTTGGGGTAGTGGGGTAACTGATAATAATATCTCTTGGGGTAAGTCATATGCTGATTTAGCAGGAGGTGGTGGTTTTGATGCTGATTATCAAGCAGTATTAGATAGGGCATCATCTCTTGGATATACTGCACCAAGTGCTGCTCAACAAACCTTGCAGAATACTCTTGTAACGGATTTAAAAACGGCTGGTGTTTGGGATAAACTTGATGTGTTCTATGTGTTTGCTACGGATGGCGATAGCGACTATGCGACATTGAATTGGAAGACTCCTACAAGTTTCCAAACAACAAAAGTGAATAGTCCGACATTTACGGCTAATGGTGGTTTTACTGGTAATGGCTCAAGTTCTTATTTAGATACTAATTTTGACCCAAGTGTGAGTGGGGTTAATTATACTCTAAACGATGCATCCATTTCTATATGGAACAACACTTTTGTATTAAATAATTTCATTACGGGTGTTCCCTCAAGTGTTTCTAATTGTATTAGAATGT